AGCTGTGCCACCTTCGCGCGGCGTTCGGGGTCCATCACCATCAGCGGGTCTTCGCAGATGTGGATGTCGCGGGTGCCGTAGTCCTTGAAGCCGATGAGCTTGCGGGCAATCTCCTTCTCGTTGCGGTTCTTCAGCGGCAGGATGGTTCGCGTGTGGAACTCCATCGTGGCGTTCTGATAGTCGTTGTAGTGGCTGTTAGTGTCGAGCATCAGCAGCGGACGCGGAACGCCCCAATAGCGGGCCACGTCGTCGTAGGTGATGCCCAGTTGCTCCAACATCTGCATGTCCTGTGCGGTCATGCTGAGGTTCTGGAACGACTCAAGGCCGTGCATTGACACGATGTCATGTCCCGAGTAGAACTTCTTCTGCATCTCCTGGGCGGTCTTCTGTACCTCGCTCTGATTCAGCAGTCCGTAGGCGAGCGTTCCCACGCCCTGCTGCGGCTGTTTTTCGGAGATGATACCCTTGATGCGCCCGCCCTTTGCCGCCGTGTCGAGTGCCTGCGAGCGCAGGGTGCGGTTCAGCGTCAGAGCCTCGAACGCATAGAGCAATGTCGATTTGCCCCAGCCGTTCGGGTAGCGGAAATTGTTCGGAAAGTGCAGCACGTCGCTGGTCGGCACGTTCACCTCCGTCTTGTAGCCGCGATCCGTGAGATACACGATGCTGGCATAGGTGGCGGTGTTGATGTTGTAGCCACAACTCTTCACGAGCCACAGGTGCAACGGGAACCCGAACTCGTCGCGCTCGATATACACGAAGCCGTTGCCCGTCAGTGTGCGGTTCAGCTCCACCAGGTTCCACAGGTCGGGAGCCGTCATGATGGGATTCGCCTCTTCCTGCAACAGGTAGTTGATGCGCTTGCCCAGTCCGCGCATGTCCTGAATGAAGTTGCCACCCTCGAAGTCCTTCTTGCGGTACTGCACCGACATCACGCCCATCGTGTCACCACGCAGCGTCACGGCACGATAGACCGCCGAGACAGAGCAAGCCGCCTCGGGGCTTCGCGTCGCCACGATGCGCTCCATGTAGTCGCCACCCTCCACCTTCGGAGGCTGATTGCTCGGATGGTTCGGGTCGGTCGTCACCGGCACACCCGGCACGGGCTTTGCCGACGGGTCGGCCTCACGCTTCCTCACGCGGAATAGGTTTGCAAAAAATCTATCCATAGTTTAACTTGCTTTTTTTAATATCCGAAATGTTGTCATGGGTTTACTTTCGGGAATTCGCGCACGGGAACCTCCTTCGCATGGGCAAACTTCCAGTCAATCCAAGCTGAAACAATACGCTCGCACAACTGGCCGCCAATACGACGCTGATATTCGAGCGACGATTTCGCAAGGTGATACTTTTCGGGATGTTCCAACACACGAGCGTCCACATCGTAGCCGATTTTTTTCAAATATTCGCATACGACGGTCCACACCACGCCAAACAACTCCTTGAAGTCAGCCGACGGCAGAACGAACATCGAGCATGGGTGCAAAAGCGGACGCTCCAACGACTGCAACCAGGCGGGCGCGAACTCCTTAAACTTGCTCTTGATGATGGCCGTGGCAATGTCGATGTCCTCGCCGTTGCCCACGACGCGGCTGTAATGTTCATATACGCTCTCGCCGAGGTCGATGCTTTGTGATACAACTGCACCGTATTTATCAACCATCGGCTTCAAGTCGGGCACGTTACTCATCCAGTGGAAATACTTACGATAGCCGCAGAATCCAACCACCGAAGGAAGTCTTTTCAGCTCAGAAACGCGCTTCATCGCCAGCAGCTCCGAAAAGAACGAACCTGCAACCTCCACGCCTTTTTTCTTCGCCGTCTGTCCGACAACCACAGCGTCGCCCACATCGCGGGCATCGACAATTTCAAAAACCTTGTTTTCGACCTTCGGCTCAAAATCGCTATGGGCACAGATGTAGATTTTCGCGCCCTTGTTGGACGACGGCTTCCAGTCGCCATCACCCAACACATAGTCTTCCGACGGCTTCCACAGCGCAGCGTGTTGTTCCAACCACGCCATCTGCATCGCAAGGTCGTTATTGCACCAAGAACCTGCGCCGTAATGCAACATCAGCGGACGAATATCAACGCGAATTCCGCACAGACCATTCTCGTGGCTACGGATGTCCTCAAGTAAGGAAGCACCTGTGTCGTACCAGTTGGCTCGGTTGTCTCGACCGCCTGCCGACAACGCCCAGCACCTCGTACTGTCAAAGAACCGACCGCCACGCTCCCGCAGCAGCGGAACATTCAGCCATAGAAGCATCGGAACAAGACGGTCAATCCGAGCGCGGTTTTCAGCATTCACCCACGTCTGTACGTGACCGACGGCACACTCATCGGGCATCATCAGCCAATCAACTGGCTTCTGAATCAGGATGTCGCTATCCATCAGCAGGAAACCATCGGGCAGAATGTCGAACAACGCCTGCACGCTCATCGCGTGCCTGGCCGAGCCGAAATTCCCCGCGCACTTGCTGTAATCCCCGTTGTACGAGCACCCCATGTGTCGGTTGCGGTCTGGGAACTTCCGAAGTTCCGCGTCAAGGTCAATCACCTGTCCGAGCGTATTGTCAATAACCGTCACGCCGCCCATTTTCTTAGTAAACGGCCTTGCATCAGAATTGTCGAACACCGTCACCTCATAATCCTCGCCGCCATGCTTCCGAAGACTCAAAATCGCCGCCTCCGTCAGTTCCGGCGTGTTAAAGTGAACAATTGCAACTTGTATCATACCCTTATTTTTACATAACTCAAAAACTCAAAATTCAACAAAACACCACCGCCAGAGCCTCTGCCACGCAGCACAACTCCGCATCCAACTTCTTATAATAGCAATCAGTCGCAAGCGTATAGCCCACATAGCCTACCCACACGGCAATACTCCAAGGACAGCACACAGCAGCAAGGGCAGTAACACTCACACAAGCCAGCACCGCCGCCGCCACGTGCAAACCCGTAAACGCCCTGTTCGTCAGTGGAATCGCCGCCACCAACACCACGCTCACAGCCGTCAGCCACGCCAGCCAAAGCCAGTCATCACCCACCTTCTGCGTAGCACCAATCCACAGCACAACCGCCCCCAGCACCAGCACACCTGCAAGCACATACTTCGCCCACGGCGCAGCAAAAGCCAGCTCGCTCAAACTTTTCGGTAAAATCAACTTCTTCATATCACCATTCTTAATTCTTAACTTGCAAAATCGTCAATCACAATCTTGCCGGGATAGCCCGCCTTGAAGTCATATGCCTCCACAGCCTCCACCGACGGCAAACCAGCAATCGCAGCAGCATGGGCGGCAGTCCTGTCCGAACACTCATAGGCGTAGTTTTCCAGTGTCGAGAGCAGCGTTTTCCAGACGGCAATCGGAAAAATAAACTCCATGCCCATCCAGTTCTTCGTCATCGTCGTTTCGCCAAGGGATTCTTTGGCCTCCACAGCCCTTTGCAGACGTATCCTCTCGTCAAAGGTCAGCCACATCTCCACACCGTGGTATGTAAAGCCATTCACAGCCGATGAGTCATCATAGGCCATCAGCTCCTGCTTCTTCCGCTCCTTCGCTTGCTCCAATAGCTGCTCAGGCGTTGGCGCAGGCTTAATCCACTCGCGGAAACCCCATTCATACAGTTGTTCCTCACTCGGAATGCCAGCGAACACTCCCTTATCTACTTTCCTTGTCATGGCACTACCTTCGTTGTACCACTCCTGTGTCTGTTCGTTGTAATATCTTTTCATTGTTACTCATATGTCTTTGTTAGTTCTGTGTAATAATATTTACTGGATTAACATCTGGCCCAAGAACGAATTCACCTGTGCCACTATTTCCAAACAACTTTCCGCTTACTTTGTCATACATGTAGCCAGTTGTGCCCCTGCGCACGGGGATGAAGTCGCGGACAAGTTCTGCATCTTCGTATATCTTGCAACTCGAAATCCTTACTGTATAATTATACAGAGCCGTTTTAACCGACTTTATATACTCGTCATAATAGCCGATGATGTGCAAAGAAACCGCTGAAATCTGATTCGTTCCAAGAGAAGCAGTGAATGCCTTTAACAACGAATTGTTCTTATAAAGTCCGCGCTTCATGTCGTATAGCCAAGTATTCCAACTTCCATCCGAAGGATTTGGTATAGAATATGTGTAATAAAATCTATCCCAATAGGCAGATTGTCCGATGATTCCTATCCAAGTTCCATAGGGGTTGTTGTTGTATATCCATCCGAAGCGCAAGAGATTCTGAGTGCGCAACTCGATGGAGATATTGAGTTGTGTCGGATATATAGCCGTATCTATTACCTGTGTCCCATCTGTTTCCAGATACTCAATCTCCGCATCATACCATGCCTTACCCCCCATCACCCTGCGCCTATTTGTTACGATTCCCATTTTAATTGTTAATTGTTAATTGTTAATTGACTACGATACTCGCCACAACCCACGCCGCACCATTCCACAAGACATTCACCTCGTAGGTCTTTCCTGCTCCAAGTTCAAAGCCATCGTGGTAATAGATAGGCTGCGTAGCACTGAAAGTAATAGCAGGCGCACTGCCCATCGTCATGTAGAACACAATCGTCTGCACCGTTGTCTCATCAATGGGCGTAGGCAATGTAATGTCGAATGTTCCAAGGTCGTCGGCAAATGCATAGTAGCATCCCGCAGCAGCCGCAAGCCCAGTCGCGCCAGTAGGCACCCCGACAACCCGCATCTTATCCTCCTTCCCGCTGATGTCCTGATGTTGCGTCAGGAATCCCTGCTCGCCAACCCACGCTTGCGTGGCATAGGGCTGCAAGGCCGCAGGCTGCACAGCCGTGGCACCAGCCGCCGCACCAGCACGAATCTCCGCAAGGTCTTGAATCGTGTCCTGCTTCCCAGCCACCTGCTGCTGCAACGCCGTCACGTCTGCCGTGCTCGCCTTCCCCGAAAGCAAGCCGTCCGTCTGCTGCTTCGTGTAGTAGTTATTGGGGTCGAAGATGTCCGTCAGCGGAATAGCAATGTCCTGCTTCCCGCTCTCCGTGTTGAAGTCAATCACCAAGTTCCCGCCCTCGATGCGCACGTCATCCACCATCCCATCGACAATAAACGGCGTGGCATCAATCTCGGCCACCACCGTGCTGCCGTGCTTCAGCTCAATCTTCTTCGTCGTGGAGTTATACGCGCCGCCATTTACCAAGTCGCTCGTGTGGTAGAAGATGGCAGATTTCAGCGTAGAGGGTGCGATAGTCCTCGCCGTTGTTAGATTGCCAGCCTCGGCTTCGTCAGATGTCATTTTTCCCAAATCGAAAGCAATACTTTCTTTAACGATACGGCCATTTCCGTCGTAGATGGTATATACGTCGTATGCCATTCTTTGTGCATCCACCCAATAAGCGCAAGCGAGTGGAATCGTATTTACGCCATCATTACCACAAAGATAGTTCAATACACCACCCAAGCGTACTCCCTCTACAATGCCAATAAGAGTCTTCCCCGCATCTCTCGCCGCGAATACCTCCTGCACAGGCTCAACCAAGGTAAAAGTGCTCCCGTCGGGGCGGATATGCACGACATAGATGTCGTCAGGTGTGCCACCGCCACCACCCGCAGCCTTATACCATGCCGTCCACCGCTTCGGCGTAGGCAAGTAGCGGCGCGTGTACGTCTCCACCTGCTCGCCGGCGACAGCACCTGCCGTGCGACCCACCATCAGCATCTGCTCCTTGTAGCCGTCGCTATACTGGATGAGCACTCCGTTAGCCTCGTCGCCGCCAAGGATGTCAGCCCCCAATCGCTGACCGATAACACTGTAAAAACCACTCTGCAAAGCCGTGGAGTCAATGTCCGCCGCCACGAGATTGCCACGCATGGCAAACTGCGCCTGCGCCGTGGGAATTTTCCCGTCGCCGTTCAGCGAAGCAACGCCATTCGCCGAACCCTTTTCCGTCTTCGGAATTAAGCCGCCAATAGCCCTCAACAGCTCATTTTCCTTATTCGTCGCACGAGTGGCCTCGTCGCCAATAGCCTCCGACAACGCCTGCAAAGTACCCGGCAGATTATTTTCGACATAATTCAAAATCTCCTGAATCGTCTGTGCCTGTTGCGAAAAAACAAATCCATGTTCCATAGCTATATATTTATTTCCTTGATTTCACAATATAGAGCCTCGTCGCCGGCACCCGACAGCGGCCACCGCTCGTGCGACATCAGCCTAATATACAATTTCACTCCCTTCTCCAAGTCGGGCCGCTCCTGCGCCGTGATCTGCATTTGGTTTCGTTGCCGCTCCGCGTTCAACTGCTGCACCTCGTACATCTTCCCGTCGTGCCACAGCAGCGACTCACGCGTCACCTTTGGGTTCCAGCGCAAACGGAACATCACCGTGTCGTAAGCATCCATCGCACCCTCTCTGAGAGCCGACAGGCCACGCACAAAGTCTATGGCCGCCCACACCTCCTGACTCACCACATAAGTCTGGCCGTTCGAGCCACGCCCGAACTCACCCGCGCTCGCCGCCATCCTCGACAGCACCGCCACGCGCTTATTCATCATGCCAGTCGAATAACTCATAGTAGCTTCATGTAGGGTTTAATTAAGAGGTCAAACGTGTAAGGCACAGCGTGCATCTGCTGCACACCCACCGGCGACCGCTGCGAGTAAGACACGTCCACCAGCATCAGCGAAGCCTGCACCACAGCCTTCGGCACCTCGCCATACTCCGAGAGGAAATCGTCGTAGCTCCGCCCTGTGATGTTCAGCACCGTTTCCTCGGCGGCCTCGCCGTAGAGTTCCAGCAGCGCGTCCTCGCAGTCATACTCAATGCGGCTGTGCGACTTAATCCATTCTATTGTTAGCCACTTCATATCTCGTTTTATTTTAAATCATCAAGCCAAAGCCAACGAACCACATCCAACGAACGAAAACGACCCTTGCACCAGGCTGCCAACCGTCGAAGAAATCTTTGCCTTCTTCAGAATGGCCGAGCCCTCTAATCGGATGCCTGCTGAGCGATTGGTGATGATTGAAATCCAATACTTCGTACCAACGGCGAGCAGGCTGTCATTGGCTTGCGCCGCATTTACTACAAGGAAGGTCGTCGATACCGTCCAGTCTTTCCGAGCGGCGATATAGTCACGCCACTCTCCAGTCGTCGCGCTCGAAATTTCTATCGTGGCCGAACCGACCTCCACCGTGCAACTCTTCGAGGCCGCGAATGCCTCGTAAGCAGAGCCGTTCCAACGGCTGATGATGATGTCTTTTCCCTTTAACATTTGTTCTTCAGTTCTTTCAATTCCGACAAAACACCGCCAAAGGTTTACTCACGGATGCCGACGACGCGCAATCAGTTTCAGATATACCATATCGTCGCGCCACAGCCCCGTCGTAAGCGACGAAATCTCAATCTGCTCAGCATCCACCTAAATGCTCATCGACTTCGACGCAGCAACAGGAACCCACGTATTCCCATCCTTCCTGCTGATGATGATATTATTACCTTGAACCATAGTTTGTAATTTTTTATGGATGAGTGTAACGACCCACCAATTTCAAAAAAATCATATCCTCGCGCCAGTCGTGGCTGATAGCCACAGGCCAATAGAGCTCTTGCTCGAACAACACATCCTTCATCGGTGTCACATCCGACGAGAGCATCTCACGGCGCACGGTGAACTCGATAAGAACAGACTTGCGGCTACCCTCGGCGGCGGCTTCGTCGGCCAGAACTTGCAACGGATTCAGCAAAGAACCGCCATACGATAGCCCCTCGCACAGCGAGCCGTCGGCATTCAGCAAGTTATTCATATTCGGGCGCATCCATTGTCGCTTCACGCAGAGCACCGTGTCAATGGTCTTGACCTCGGCGAAGCTACGACCCGACAGGCTACGAAACTCCACCTCAGAATCGTTCGTGTAGTTTTCATCGGAATCGGCCTTAAACTCAAGCGAAAGCCCTTTGATTTCGCCAGCGGCGCGAATGTCAATCGTACCCGACAAACCGCCTGCCGGAATGTCAATCTCACTGCCGTAGAACGTCTGACCGCCAATGACAACCTTTCCGATGGAAGCACCCTTGATGGTCAGTTTTCCCTTGCTGCCGAACGTGTAAGTCTGTACCGACACTAAGCGCACCTCGCTCGGGAATACATCCACCGCCACCCACGGATTGTAGGGGTCAGACGAATCATACACCGCCTTGTAAGTATTGTAGGACATAATCAGCGGTTCCCACTCCTCCACATTGTAAGAGTCGTGCTTATTCAAGGAATATCTTGCGTTCACGCTCGAAATCTTCCAGTTGCCAACCGTCACCTGCTGTTGGTCGGTCCAATATTCATCCTTGTAACGCTCGCCTGCCTCGGTGTATTCTCGCTCCACCCACTGCGAATCCAGCGTTCCGTTGTCGATGGCCTGCGCAAGAGCCGTGCGCGACACTTCTATCTGCTGGTCGTAAGAATCGAGACTACAACGAACAACGGCCTCGCGAATACCAGCACCGACAATCATATTGGCATTGTCGTCGCCAGAATCAGACACGTCAATATCCACACGATCGACATACAACGGCGTGTTTTGGTCGCCGTCGGTGTTCAGCACATTGCCGTCCGTCGAGAAAAAATCAGTCATATATTCCGCGTCGATATTCCGATGGAATGCAAAAACAACCGAATCGGCCATACTCCTGCAAGTCCAACCGAAAAACGTACACAAGTCCGACAGCACATCGAAGTGCGACTTGTCATCACCAACAAACAGCGATGTCTTCACCTTCTTGTGAAGCCACCCCTGATGGTCGAAGCAATAGCCGTTGAAACTGAAGTCGCCAAATTCGGAAGTGAGCATAAAGGCCAGCATTTTCGACACCGGAAGTTCCATCGAGGCATAATTATATGCGCGATATTTCAGTGCGGCCAATCCACACTCGACGGGAATACTCACCACCTGTTGGCCGCTGAATAACCGCATCGACAACATCTTCGGCTGCACATATCCCTTCCACACCACAACGCCACTCTGCGCGTTCATCACAGAGACCTTGCGCGTTCCGCCGCTGTTGGGGATGATGTTGCGAATCAGCTGCGCATCGTCCGTCACAACACGAATAGAACCGCTCTGTGTACGAACAGGAACGAACAAATCAGCGTCACCCTCTTCCTGCGTCACGAATGGGTCGGCAGCAGGGGTCAGCGACATATCCGCGCCAATCTTACCATCAATCGCGATGTGATAGGGTGTCCCCGTCCGCGACATGAAATCAATCGTCCATCGTCCCATTAGTCCTTGATATATTTACCGTACCCGCGACGCAGGCCGTTATTGTTCAACACGAAAATCAAGTCCTCGGCACTCACACGCGCCTCCAACTGCATATTCCCAAGGCCACCGCCAGAGAGTTGCTCGGCAAGGTTGCCCTGCTGCGCACGCGTCAGCACAACCTCGCCAGCGTTCGCCTTGATGTCGATCTGGTCTCCGCTGTAAGTGTTTCCTTGCACAATGCCGCCATTTGCAAATTTCTGCGTACTCGTCGCCGACTTGATGGCTGCAATCGTCGAAACCATCGTGGCCGTACCAGCAGCAGCGGCGGCAATCCAATCCCAAGGCGTAACCGTGCCCTTCAACGACTGGGCGAACGTCAGCGCAATCGTAGCAATCGCCTGACCGACAATCCCCGCCACCTTCGCCACAGGGTCTTCAATCTGCTGCATCGCCTGGCCAACACTCTGCACAGCCTGCGCCGCCGACTTCCACGAGTCAGTCACCGCCTTGCCCTCCTTCGACACCGAGCCCGTCTCGAAATTCAACTTGATAGGCTCCAAGTCCATCGCCATCAACTTCTCGTTGATGGCATCGACAATCGTCTGCCATTCCTCGTCGGGAATGTTCAACCCCTCGACCATCTTCTCCCTGACAGCCGTGAAGTCAATCCCATCGATGTTGTTGGCAATCGTCGTCTTCATCAGGCCGCGAAGCGATGCCTCGTCAGCAGCCACAATCTGGTCGGAAATCTCCGTGCGAAGCTGCTCCTCAAGAGACGGCGGACGCTTCAACTCCACTTCCACCGTCACCTTTCCGTTCAGGCGGTCGATTTCCTTCTGCACCTCCTTGATTTCATCCTGTTTGAACTCGATTTCGATGGGGTCGGCACCCGTCTCGCGCATCCGCAGCAGTTCCGCTTGCAACTTCTTCAGCGAATCCTGATAAAACTCCATCGTGCCGGGCTCAAAAATCTTGATTTTTCCCTGCGCTTCGTCTTTCAGCCGCTGAATTTCGGCGTTGCGCTCTTGCAAGCCCTTGATTTCCGCACGAATGGCGGTTTGCCGCTCGTTGGTAGCCTTCACATATTCAGCCGTCAGAGCCTTAATCTTCTCGTCGTTCAACTGTTCCTCGGTCTTGACAACGGTCGTACCTCCGCCGCCACGCGGAAATTTCGTCGTGGTAGAGCCGCCACCACCGCCATTTCCGCGAAGAATACGCGACAACTGCTTATCGACAGACGCTATTTCGTTGCCCGTCCGCTCGGCCTGTGCGCCGAGAGCCTGCAACGACTGAATCTCCGTGTCGTTCAACTGGCGAAGCGATTCGCCAAGCCGCTCACGCTCGTTGGCAGGCACTTTCACCTCGTATGACATTCCCACACCGGCAACACCTCCGCCAGTGAATCCCGTGCGCCGTCCTGTGAGAGGCGTTTTTTTCAATTCCTCAAAATTGCCATAACTGCCACCCAGTGCCTTTTGCAAGTCGGTGGCACTGATGCCGCGCTCGGCGGCTGTTTTCTTAATGGCGGCAAGATAGGCTTCGCGCTCCATCTTCTGCCGCTGTTTGAGTTCATTTTTATAGGCTTCGCCAGCCGCTTTCACGGTTTCCTTCGTGGCATTGCCCTCGCGATAGTCGGCGATGCTCTCCGTCATTCCCGTGCGAGTCTTCTCAACGTTCACCTGGTTGAAGGCATTAAACGTATTGAGAGCGTCCAGTGCGTCGTATGCTTCACGAGCCGCCTTGGTGATGGTGTTAATGCTCGAAAGAAATCCCGAAATGTTGCCGTTGTTCAGCGCATTCAAAAAACCGCGATACAGACTTTCCGACGATTCCACGATGCGCCCCCATTCGTCAAGCTGCTGCTCGTTGGCAAAGAAAGCATCCTTGGCAACCTTCGCCGCAGTCGTAGCCACACCGAGCGCACCGCCGAACTTCGCTAACTGACCGATATTCAAGCCGAACTTCCCCGCCAACTGGTCAAGAACGCCACCCGTCTCGCCACCAGTCAGCGAAGTATTGCCCAATTCGCTGTTCACCTCGGCCAGCTGAGCCTTCGACTCCGCGATGCGCGTCTTCAACTGTTCCAACGAAGCCGTCAGCGCACGGCCATAGTCGCCCTGCTTCTCCTCATCGGTCAGTCGCTTGTACTGCACACTCAATTCCGTGTAGGCCGACGACAACTCTCCAATCTTGCCGCGAACCGTCGTCGAAACCGTCTGCATCTGTCCGAGGCTCTGCACGAACTTCTTCTGGTCCTGCTCCAATATGCCGAGCGTACCACCCACCTTGCGGCAATCCTGCTCCATCTGAAGCAAGCCCTGTGTCGCTCGTTTAATCTTGGAATCGAACTCGCCCGACTCCAATTTAAGTCTGGTTATCACATCTGCCATATCCTATTGCAATTCCTTTTTTATCAAATCATCAATCAGCGTCGAAAGCTCATCCGCCGCCTTCTGCATCGCCCTATGGCTCGAATCAGCGAAGAAGTTACGAGGCGCAATCCGACCACGACGACCCGACAAGCTGCCATTCCGAGTGCCTGCAAAGCGTTCGTCGGTGCCGGCATTCAAAAAGCGAAGAATAAAAGCACGATCAGCACCCTCATAGTCCATCACCTGCTGCGTCCGCTGACTACGTGGCACCCTGTTGCCGCCGCGCTGTCCGGCACGCAATTTCCGAGGCGGCTCATACGACGATACCCCACCGCTCGACCGCCGACGATTCAAGATGCTCACCGAGCCACCAAGAATCTGCCTATAAACCGACGACTTCACGGCCTTGTATGCCTGGCGAGGGTCGCTCCGCATCTTGCCCTGCGCCGCCTGCGCAACCGTGCGACGAGCAGCCAACAGCACCTTGCGAATAAGCCCCTGCACACGCTTCTCCATCTCGGGGTTGCTCATCAGCAACGCCTCCAACTCCTTGCGCTGTGCAACGAAGCCATCGACTTCAAAATTATCTCCTGAAATAGCCATACGTAAACCCAACGAAACACCGCCGCAGGTTTACTCACAAAAAAAAGAACGACGGCCAATCGTTCTTTTCGACAAAAAAAAATCGGGAGCGTTGGTCGCCCCCGATGGTGGTTAAAAATATGAAAAATTATTTTTCAGCCCCAACACAAGGAACTGAAATGTCGAAATTTCCGGATGTCATCTTCGGAATGATGATGCGGACATAGCCAGTGCCATTCTTCAAATATTCGGTCACTGCATATTGTCCTTTTTTCTTCTTAGGCTTGGCGAGGCTCGTCGCCGTCTGATAGACGTTGGTCAGTTCCAACACACAATCGGTAAACATCTCAACGAGGCGGTCGTTGCTGTTATAGAACCCAATACGAGCGTAGGTTTCAAAATTTTGGTTTCCGTTCACGTGTGTCGCATCAATCTTGAATGCTGCACCCGACACACTCCAAGCATTGCTATCATCGGAAAAACGGAACACACCATCTGCCTCGCGCCATTCATAAACGATGGATTCCTTCTGACCAAGCATCACATCGCCCTCCACTTTCTTGATTTTCCAATCCTGTGCGCCCGCGGTCATCCCAACCAGCAGCATCGCCATTAAAAAATAAAATTTCCTCATAATTCCCTGATTTTGATTTGTTCGCGGCAAAGTTACGAAATTTTTGAATAAGCGAAGTCAAAATTACAAAGAAATTGCGAAAAAACAAAATAAATCTGTAAATTGTCAATTGAAAATTGTTAATTTAAAAAAGCACCCCGCGCCTCACGGCGCAGGGAACTCTCCGAAAAAAAAGTTTTCAAACCGTAAACTAAAAAATCAACATTCTATGCCAAATTTTAATTATATTCCTTCCTCGCATCAAAGCACGGGCAGTCCTTCCTCGCAAAGTCCCGGTGCCCATACACCACCGCACGCGGGTAAAACGACTTCAAAATCTCAATCAGCGTGCGCAGTGACAATTTCTGCGCCTCCGTGCGCGTGTCCTTCGCAGTCTTGCCGTCAGCGGACAGGCCGCCAACATACACAATCCCGATGCTACCCGTGTTCTGCCCGCTGCAATGGGCACCCACAAGGTCAAGACTGCGCCCAGGCTCAATCAGACCGTTAAGGGCCACCACATAGTGATAGCCAATGTCCGACCAGCCACGCCGCAAGTGCCAAGAGCGAATGTCAGCCGCCGTCACCAGCCGACCCTCGCGCGTCGCCGTGCAATGCACGATGATTTTGTCAATCCGCCGCTTCGTAGGCAACAGCGGAACACGCGACACAAGCTCCTGCCACGTCTTCGGGCCAACCACACCGTCAGCCTGCAAACCACACTCCGTCTGGAAGTCCCGCACCGCCTCCGCCGTCAGCCTCCCAAACACACCGTCAGGAATCAGCGAAAGCATCCGCTGCACAATCCTCACCTGCTCGCCCCTGTCGCCACGCTTAATCAACATCACCTTCTTGCTTATTGATTTCAATACTCGTCTCCCCTTTTTGGAATTTCACCCGCAAGCCCAATTCAACGGCGCGAAAACCATACAAAAGAGTAGGAAACAACAACAACTCACCGACGGATGTCAATACCGAGCCGTCAATCACGCCCATAGGTGGGACGAAGAACCCGCCAACAATCAGCCCCACCGACACTAAAAAGGAGAGGGCAAAGGTAAGCCGGCTCAGCCAGAACGAGCGCGTACCATCAGTCTTTACAATAGATTCGTTCATATAATCTTGACTATTAAAAGTAAAACGTCTTTAAACAACCGACAAAACCCCCACACAGGTTTACCAGCCGATGTCCACGTAGTCAATCAGCAACACCTCGCAGCGCGTACCGCGCCGCCTGTTCCTGCCGTTCATCACGCGGGCATAGAGCCAAGGCCACCAGCCAACAAGCCACTTCCAGCGGCAAACCGAACCATACAACTCTTCGCACGAAGGCTCATCGCCAAAGCCGTAGTCAATCGTCCAATCGACCAAGTTCCGGCCACACCACCAGCGAATACCAGGCCACCTCGCCTCTGCCCTGCTGCACCACCGGCGAAAACGAGACCGAGCCACAGGCGTATGAGCCGACAAACTCCGAACCTCGTGCAACACACGCACCATCACGTCGCCCTGCTCATTCAAAAAGTCAAGGTCAGTCGCCAGCCCATCCTCGTCGATGTCATACACCGCCAAGCCGTGAGCCACCTGCAAACGGCCAGCATCCGTGAAGCGCACGCGCAAGTCGAAGCAACGCACGCCGTAATACCTATACTGCACATATACCGAATGACGCTGACAGCGAGCCATCCACGCCAACGCACGAAGCCACCACTGCCTCACGCGCAGCGACGACCAACTATTGTGACTACCTAATACCATAATTCTCAATAATCAATGTTCAATAATCAATCCTCAATGTTCAATAATCAATGTTCAATCCTCAATCTTCAATGTTCAATAATCAATGTTCAATCTTCAATAATCAATGTTCAATCCTCAACGCCCACGGCGCAACAGCAGCACGTATGCCGCCGAGCCAGCCAACGCCACCAAAACCACGTTACCAAGCCACAAGCGAAGCCGCTGCCACCACGAAAGTTGTGCGGGCACCTCCTTCTCCACCTCCACAGGGTAGGGGATGCTGTCACGCTCATGGATAGTGTCGGCGTGGCTCTGCCTGAGTTCGCTCAGTTCGCGTTGCAAGCGGTTGGTCTCCACGAGCCATGCCCGCTGCATGTCCTTCATCTGTATGCCGTACCGCGCCATCGTCGCCGAGTCCACCTCGCGGATGGTCGTTGTCTGGCGGTCGATAATGCTGTCCGTCTGGCGGATGGTGTCCGTCGAGTGGTGCCAGTGCTCGTGCACCTCCGGCACGGGCACGTACTTCGTCGTGGTGCAACTGCCCATTGCCGTCAGCAACAGCAGTGCCGCGATGAAAGATGCGCCATGCCAGTAGTCATTCGGGTTGTTGTATTCCATAATCTTGTAGGGTTTTAAAAGTTATTTTCTCCCCTCTCCCTTTGGAGAGGGGTCGGGGGAGAGGTTTCTTACTTGAATTGTCTTGCCTGGAGCTTGCGCTTGATGGCTTCGGCGCGGAGGCGTTCCATGCCCTGCTGGAACTTCGCCACGGCCTTGTCTCGATATTCGCTTAACGGGTTGAGGGTTGGCATCATGGTGCCGTCCTTGCGGGGGATGGTGAAGGTGTCCTGATAGCCGGGCTGGTTCATCTGTTCGGTCAGGCGGTCGATGAAGGTCTTCTGCTGGGCGAGTTC